GCCACGGCGATCCGCAACGGCGCCGACATCTACTCCGTCGTCAACGCCGGCCGCTCCACCGCCACCCTGGACGCCTACGGGCGCAAGGTCGTGGCCACGCTCGAGGGCACCACCCGGCGTGGCGCCTTCTACCAGCAGATGCGGCGGGAGGCCGAGCAGCGCACCGGGGAGCGGTTCGCCCGCACCCGCACGGACGTGCAGCAGGGCCTGCCCCGCTTCCACCTGCGGACCCCGCGCCTTACGCCGGGGGAGATCCTGCGGCTTTCGCAGGACCGCAACGAGCTGATCCGCCTGCTGAAGCGGTTCGGCTACCTCAGCTAACCCCTGGCCGCCCCTCGGTGGCCCCTTCGGTTTGGCCGCGCGCAAGGCGCGGTCTCTGATCCCGCAACGGGAGACGCATCACGATGAAGAACACCCGCCACACCTGGCTGAACACCGCGGTCCGCACGGACTGGTTCAGCCTGACCCGGCACAACGACCCCGCCCCGGCCGACCCCCAGCCGGACCCGGCCCCCGACCCGGCGGACCCGGACCCCGGCCCGGACCCGGACGACCCCGCAGAGCCGGAGCCCGAGCCGAAGGAGCCCGAGGAGCCGGCCGGTGACGGTCTCGGCGACGCGGGCAAGAAGGCCCTCGAGCGGATGAAGGCCGAACGCGCCGAGGCGAAGCGGGCCGCGGCCGCGGAGAAGAAGCGGGCCGACGACCTCGCGCGCAAGGTGCAGGAGTTCGAGGACCGCGACAAGAGCGAACTCGAGAGGGCCCAGGCGAAGGCCGAGCGGGCGGCGGACCAGGCGGCGAAGGCCGTGGCCCGGTCCGTACGGTCCGAAATCAAGGTGGCGGCCTCCGGGCAGTTCGCCGACCCTTCCGACGCCACCGACGTGCTGATGCGCGACCCCAGCAAGTACGTCGACGCCGACGGCGAGATCGACACCGACGCCATCGAGGCTGACCTCGCCGCCCTGCTCGAGCGCAAGCCGCACTGGGCCAAGCCCGCACCAGCCGCCGACCCGGCTCCGGTCCCTGCCGGGGACCCGGAGACGGAGCCCGTCCGCCGGCAGAAGCCGAAGCCCGACCCCGGGCAGGGCTCGCGCGGCGGCCCCAAGCCGGTCGACTTCCTGCAGGCCTCCCGCGAAGAAGTGACCGCCGAACTCGCCAAGTACGGCTACCGGCAGCGCTCGCTGTGATCGAAGTCCGCGCCCGGCTGGGCGACGGGCTCACCTCGATCGAGGTGGCCGGTCACGACGAGCGTGCCGCTGGGGGTCGCGTCTGCGCCGCCGTGTCGGCCATCACCCATACCGCCTTGCTCGGTCTTCAGCAGATCGCCGAGCAGCACCCGGACCAGGTGTCCGTAGAAATCACTGAGGAGTGAGCATGACCCCCACCTTCCTGAAGGCGGCCACCCGGGCGGGCGCCCGTTCGTGGTTCCGTCTCGACCGGCACGCCGGCGTCCGGGCCACGGTGCCCGCGCAGATCCAGGCGATGCTGCAGAACGGCATCCTGGACCGTGTCTTCCGTGACGCGCTGGTGCCGAACTTCCTGTTCCCGGCGATCGCGGACAGCGAGCCGTGGCAGGGCGGTCTGGGTGACACCAAGACCTTCACCCGCAAGGGCCTGCTCACCCCGGCGACGACCCCGGTGACCGGCTCCGACCCGTCGCCGTCGACGTACGGCATCGAGCAGTGGTCCGTGGTGATGGACCAGTACGCCAACTCGATGGACACGAACATGCTGTCCAACGCGATGGCGCTGGCCAACAAGTTCCTCGCGGACATCGAGACCCTCGGCATCAACGCCGGCCAGACGATCAACCAGATCGCCCGGAACAAGCTGTACGCCGCGTACTCGGGCGGCCGCACCTGGGCCACGTCGGCGTCGACCACGAGCACCGCGCTGGTGGTGCAGTCCGTCGACGGGTTCTCCACCGTCCTCGTCAACGGCGTGCCCACCCCCGTCTCCGGCGCCAACCCGCTGTCCATCACCGTGGGCGGCACCGGCAACACGGTCGTCGGCGTGAACACCGCCACCAAGACCCTCACCCTCGGCACGGCGATCTCCGCCACCGTCGGTCAGGCCGTGGTCGCGGCGAACGCCCCGTCCACGATCCGGGCGGCCGGCACCAACAGCGCCTACGACCTGTCCTCGTCGAACACGGCGACGTTCGCGATGTTCCGCAGCGCGGTCGCCCGCCTGCGGAAGATGAACGTGCCGACGCTGGGCGGCTACTACGTCGCGCACATCGACCCCGACACCGAGGCGCAGCTGTTCTCCGACAGCGACTTCAAGCAGGCGCTGCAGGGCCGCGTGGACTCCCCGATCTACCGGGACCTCAGCATCGGGCGTTTCGGCGGCATCGACTGGGTCCGCAACATCGAGACCCCGACCATCTCGGGCGGCTCGGCGGGCACCCTGACGGTGCACCGTCCGATCGTCCTGGGCGGCAGCGCGCTGATGGCCGCCCCCTTCGACGGCACCGGCAGCCTGCTGTCCGGCACCGGCGTGGAGGACGTGCCCGAGGTCCGCATGGTCAACGTCGCCCCGGGCGTGGACATCACGCTGCTGGTGCGTCCGCCGCAGGACCGCCTGCAGCAGGTGCTGTCCTCGACCTGGTCGTGGGTGGGCGACTACGGGGTGCCCACCGACGCGGGCACCGGCGATGCCGCCCTGTTCAAGCGCGGCGTGGTCGTCGAGCACGCCTGACCGTCTCCCGCCGGCGCAGGCAACCCCCTGTCCGCCTGTGCCGGCGGGGCCTTCCATCAAGGAGAAGACGCATGCGTGTGCGTGTGATCAAGCCGTTCACGGCGTACTGGAACTACTCGGTGACCGAGTTCTCCGAGGGCATGGAGCTGGAGGGCGGGCAGGCCCGCCACTTCACCGACAACGCCCCCGAGGGCAGCATCGAGGTCCTCGAACACGACCCCGAAACCGAGGGCGAGGCCTCGAGTGGGCCCGACGGCACGAGCGAGTCGGGCGCCGAGGGCGACGGCGACGGGCAGAGCGAGGGTGACGGCCAGCAGGAGAAGGAGCAGTCCGAGAGCGGCGAGCAGCCGCCGGTGGACGGCACCATCGACCAGCTGATGACCTGGGTCGCAGGCGACCCCGACCGCGCCGCCGCGGCCCTCGAGGCCGAGCAGGCCAAGGACAACCCCCGCTCCACGGCGGTGAAGAAGCTGGCCGAACTCGCGGACAGCGGCAAGGAGTAAGGGGGCAGCCCATGTCCCCGACCCCTCTCGCGACCCAGGCGGACCTCGAGGCCGCCCTGCAGCGCACCCTGGACCCGGCGCAGGCCGCCATGGCCTTGCGCCGGGCCTCCGCCCGGGTCCGCAAATACACCCGGCAGACCCTCTCCCTGGTGGAGAACGACACCGTGACCCTGCCGGGCAACGGAAGGGTGCTGTGGCTGCCACAACGCCCCCTCATCGTCGACGACACCCACCCCCTCAGCGTGGTGGAACTGTTCGGGATCACCGACGTCGAGTACGCGTGCCTGGAAAAGCGCGACTACTCCCGCGTCGGCACCCAGCTGACTCGCGGCGAGGCCTGGTGGACCCCCACGAGGCTGATGGGCTACCCGTGGCTGCGGCCTCAAGGGGTGTGGGCGCAGCGCGTCCGCGTCACCTACAGCCACGGCTACAGCGAGATCCCCGACGACATCGTGGACGTCGTCCTGGACCTGGCATCGATGGCGATGACCAACCCCCAGGGGCTCAGGTCGGAGTCCATCGACGACTACAGCCGCACCTTCGCGGCCGAGACCATCGGCGGCCCCCAACTGACCGCCGAGCACAAGGACGCGCTGCGCCCCTACCGGGCCGGAGCGTTCTCCCCGAAGCCGGTGACGTGAGATGACGGCGATCGACCCGCAGCCGCTGCTCGCGGCCGGCCGGGCAGCCCACGAACAGCTCATGATCGACGCGTGCACGCTGTCCCGGGCCGGCACCCCCACCCTGGACCGCGACACCAGCGTCCTCACGCCCGGCCCCACCACCGCGCTGTATTCGGGCAAGTGCCGGCTCAAGCCGCAGCGCGTGCCCCGCAACGAGGAGGCCGGGGAGCGGCTGACGGTGGTGGCCCGCTACGAACTGGCCCTGCCGTTCGGCTCTTTGGCCACCGACGACCTGGACGTGGGCGACACCGTCACCATCACCGCCTCCGGCGACACCCGCCTGGTCGACGGCCTGTTCGCGGTGATGGCCGTGGACTTCTCCAGCACGGCGACCGCCTGGCGGATCAGCGTCGAGGCCGCCACGTGAGAGGGGAGACGGGGCGATGACGACCCCTCAGGTGCTGCCGCACGTCGACGCCGTCACCACCGCCCTCCAGGACAAGGGGCTGACCGTGTACCTGGGCGGGGCGCCGGCCGGTATCTCACCGACCGCCACGAATCCGTTCGTGGTGCTCTACCCCGAGCCCGGCCGGGTGCATGCCGCCTCCCTGGCGGACAACCGGGTCGACTTCTCCGCCGTCATCCAGCTCACCTGCGTGGGCCTGACCGCGGAACAGGCCCTGTCGGTGTCCGACCGGGCCGCGGCCGCCCTGGCGGCCGTCCTGCCCGTGACCGGGCGCATCTCATGGAAACCGGAGTCCCTCGACGGACAGCCGGTACAGCGCGACGACGACGTAGTCCCGCCGTGCTTCTACGCCGCAAGCCGGTACCGGCTGCGATCCATCCCCCAGTAGAGGAGACAAGCCCTCATGGCAGTGCTCAGCCTTCAGACGATCACCGCGGCGGGTCTCACCCCGACCTACGGCGCGGCCTCGGGCGGCGGCGACAAGATCAGCCTCGGCGCGTCCAACATCTTCCTGCACGTGAAGAACGGCGGCGGCTCCCCGGTCACCGTCACCCTCACCACGCAGGCCAACAACTACAAGGGCCTGACCGTCCCGGACCGCACCGTCACCGTCGCCGCCAGCGGCGAGAAGATGATCGGCCCGATCGACCCGGCGCTGCACGGCGACACCAACAACCAGGTCAACATCGGCTACTCCGGCGTCACCTCGGTGACCGTCGCCGCCCTGCGGATCTGACACCCACCCACCGTCTCCGACACTTCGCCCCGCTGACCGGGGCTTTTTTCATGCCCTGAGGAGGGTGCAGACATGGCTGACCTGATCAGCGACGGCAACACCAAGGTCGCGTGGGCGACCACCATCTCCAACATCAACGCGCCGACCGTCGCGGAACTGACCGCGGCCACCGACTGGACGCAGCGGCTGACGCCGGACGGCCTGAAGACCGACCCGTCCACCGCCGACGTCGACACCTCGTCGCTGGCGTCGACGTTCACCACCAACCAGCCCGGCCGCCGCTCCTACACGGTCGAGCTCACCTTCAAGCGCGGCTCCACCACCACCGAGGACAACCCCTACACCACGCTCACCTACGGGGCGACCGGCTACGTCATCGTGCGCCGCGGTGTGGCCTTCGCGACCGCGTTCGCCACCGGCGACAAGGTCGAGGTCTACCCCGTCGCGGCCGGTGAGGCGCAGAACATCGCCCCCGCGGCGAACGAGGTCTCCAAGTTCATGTCCCCGCTGAAGGTGACCTCGGACCCGGCGACCCGGGCTGTCGTCGCCTGATGCCGGACATCTCCGCGCTGCTGGAGCAGGCGTCGCCTCGCGAGTACACCGTGCGGGTGTGCCTCGCGGGCGACGCCGCCGGCGAACTGCAGGCCCTCGAGCAGGAACTGGGCGAACTGGGGGAGTGGCAGCCCACCTCCCTGGGCGACACCAACCCCGCCTACGCCCTGCAGGAACGCATCACCGAAGCCCGCCGCCGGGTGGCCGAGGCGTCGGTGGAGTTCCGGTTCAAGGCACTGGGCCACCGCACCTACAGCAACCTCCTGGCCGCCCACCCTGCCCCCGAGGGCGTCAAGGAGCCCTACGACCCGTCCACCTTCCTGCCCGCCCTGCTGGCCGCCTGCTGTATCGACCCCGAGCTGACGCCCGGGCAGGTGGAGCGGCTGCTGGACGTCGTCAACGACGGCACCGCCCGCACGCTGTTCGCCACGGCGCTGGCGGTCAACGAGGAGCCGACCCCGGTCCCTTTCTCGTAGCCCGCCTGCGGGATCCGCGGCTGCCCTACCGGCGGGAGATCCAAGCAGCCCGGGCGTGGGGCATCCCCCGCAGCATCCTCCTGGGCCGGCCGCAGCCGCAGCCGGGTGAGCCGCTGTGGCTGCCCGAGGACCGCTGGTGGGCGATGGCCCTGATGGAGGCCGAGTCCGGGCTGTGCGGGGACTGCGGGCACCCGCTGGCCGAAACCACGGACATCGCCAATGAGTACGCCTACGAGGCGACCCTCTCAAAATGCCACGCCTGCATCGCCGGCGCCCAGCGCACCGCCCAGTTCCAGGAAGAGGGCGGCAAGACCGACGGGCTGAAGGTGGCCGTGGTCCGAAAGGAGACCTGACATGGCCGGCATCGACGTCATCGGACTCAACCTCGTCGTCGAGGACCTCAACCGCTTCCCGCTGCGCCTGGCCGTCAACGTCCGCAAGGCCGTCCAGGTCACCTCGCAGAAGGTCCGCGACGACGCCCGCAACCGCATCAAGGGCCACAAGTACCTGCCCGCCTACCCCTACTCCATCACCTACGACACCAAGGTCACCGCCGAGGGCGTCGAAGGGGAGATCGGACCGGACAAGGGCCGGGCGCAGGGGCCGCTCGGAAACATCGTCGAGTACGGCACCAGCAAGAACGCCCCCATCCCGCACCTCGGCCCGGCACTGGACGCCAACGCCGAGGACCTGGTCGCCGGCGTGGAGATCGCCGTCCGGCAGGCCACCACCTAGACCCATCGCAGCATCCGAAGGACAGGGACCCCATGACCACCCCACGCTCCACCAGCAGGAAGCCGCCCGCCCGCCGGGCCGCGAAGCCGGCGCTGACGTTCGCCGACATCACCGCCAAGATCCAGCGGCCGCGGCGGGTCGTCGAACTCGTCATGGACGCCGCCGCGGCAGCCGAGATCGACGCGCTCGAGCAGCTGCTGCAGCGCGCCCAGCGCCACGACGAGGCCAACGGCACCGAGACCGCCCCCGACATCGCCAAGCGGCTGCAGGAGGCCGAGGCGCAGGCCGACTCCTCCCGCGTCGCGTTCGTCCTGGAGGCCGTCACCCACCGCGCCTACCAGCAGCTGCGCGCCGACCACCCGCCCACCCGGGAGCAGATCGAGGCGGCCGCCCGCCGCGGCGGCACCGAGGAAGTCCCCTTCGACGCCGACACCTTCGCCCCCGCCCTGGTGGCCGCGCAGCTCATCGAACCCAAGCCGGCCAGCGCCGAGGAGTTCGCCGCGTTCTGGGACTACATCTCCGACGGCCAGCTGGGCCTGCTGTGGAACACGGCGCTGAGCCTGCAGTTCCAGACCGGCGAACTCGGCCCGCCCTCCCAGGCCGCCGCCGACGTCCTGCGCGCCTTCGGCCTCGCCAACGACTGACCCACCCCCACCCCGGCCGCGCGCCCGACAGGCCCCCCTTCGAACCGTAGGCAGAAAGGGGGCCTGTCGTGACCGACCGCACCGTCCGGGTACGCGTCCTTGCCGAACTGCCCGGCTTCGCCGCCTCCATGCGCGGCGGCGCCGCCTCCACCACCGCACTCGGTGAGGCCGCCGTCGTGGCCGGGCGCGGCGTGCGCACCCTCGGGGCGGACGCCGCCGCAGCCCGCACCGGGCTGATGGCGATGGGCGCCGGAGCCCGCGGCGGGGCGGCCGGAGTCGGCGAGGCCGAGGCCGCCGCGCTGGCGGCCGGCCGCGGCGCCCGCGCGGTGCGCAGCGAGACCGCCCTGGCCACCCCCGTCTTCGGACGGCTCGGCTCGGCCGCCCGTTCCGGCATGGGTGCGGTGCGCTCCGGCGTCGAATCCGTCCTCGGCCCGGTCAAGCACCTCGGTGCGCTGCTGGCCGGCGGGGCGATCCTGTTCGGCCTGCACGACATCGTGCACGCCGGCAATGAATACACGGACGCGATGAACAAGTTCCTCGAGGTCACGCGGGCCTCCGGGGGACAGATGGCGGCCGCGGGCCGGGAGGCGCAGGCCCTCGGCGCCGACATGAAGCTGCCCAGCGCGAACGCGGCGGAGGCCGCCGACGCCATGGTGGAACTCGCCAAGGCCGGCCTGTCGGCGCAGGACGCCATCAAGGCCGCCCGCGGCACCATCCAGCTGTCCGCGGCAGCCCGCACCGATGTGGCCACCGCCGCCCGCATCGAGGGCGACGTGATGGACCAGTTCGCCCTGAAGTCCACCGAAGCCACCCGCGTCGCCGACGTCCTCGCAAACACCGCAAATAGTGCATCCGGTGAGCTGATGGACATCTACTACGCCATGAAATATGTGGGCCCCATCGCCCACACCATGGGCGTATCCATCAAGGACACCGCGACCGCGGTCGGCCTGCTCGGCAAGTCCGGCATCATCGGTGAGACCGCCGGTACGGCGCTGCGCTCGGCGCTGGTCAACATGTCGAAGCCGACCAAGCAGGCGCAGAAGGGCCTGCACGAGCTCGGCATCGAGGCCTACGACAACAACGGCAAGTTCAAGGGCCTGAAGTACGTCATCACCCAGCTCGGCGACGCCTCCGAGCATCTGACCACCCAGCAGTTCACCGCCGCCGCGGCGATGGCGTTCGGCAAGCCCGCCCTGGCCGGCATGGTCGCCCTCGCCCACCAGGGCGGCACCGCGTTCCAGCAGTTCGGTGTCCAGGTCGGCCGGGTCGGCGGCGCCGCCGCCCTCGCGGCAGCGGAGTCGAAGGGCCTGGGCGGCGCCATGCGCGGCCTGGGCAAGCAGCTGCAGTCCGCTTTCCTGCAGGTCTACCTCGGGGTCGCCCCCGGCCTTGAGAAGATCACGCGGTCGATGACGCAGGGCGTCTCCGACGCCATCCCCTACATCAAGAACGGCATCCGTATCGCCGGTGACCTGTGGGACATCTACGGGCCCACCGTCGAGGCGAAGCTGCACGCCGCCAGCGGCGGCATCAAGCGAGCCGTCGAGGACCTGGCCACCCCCCTGAAGTCAGCGCTGACCGGGGCGACGACCGCCTCGATCCCGCTCGTCATCACCTCCGTGCACTCCCTCGGGCAGGCCTTCGACAACGCCGGCTCCGCCGCCCAGCCGCTGCTCGGCGGCCTGCACACCCTGGTGTCCTCCGCCTCCTCCGGGGCGGGCGCCCTCGGCGTGCTCACCGGCCGCCTGCAGGTCGGTGTCGGCCTCATCGGCGACATGACCGGCGTGCTGCGCCCCCTGGGCGCCCTCGTCGGCGGCCTCGCCCACGCCTTCGCGGCCCTGCCCGGCCCCATCCAGCTGTCCGTGCTCGCGATGCTCGCCATGCGGCCGTTCCGCTCGCAGATCACCGGCATGCAGCAGGCCGTCGTCGGCTACGGCCGCGCCGGCATCAACGCCTTCCGCGGCATCGGCGACGCCTCCCTCTACCAGCGGGTCCTGGCCGCCCAGGC